CAATAGCTAGAACTGCCCTGAAAATACCTAGTGGTGGGGGACTTAAAGGTCTAACTAAAGCCTTTAAAAAGGTAACCAAGACTGCTGCAAAAGTACCTAAGGCTGTAGTTAAAGAAGTCTCACCAATAGCCAAGGCAGCTTTGAAAATACCTAGGACTGTTGTTAAAACAGTATCGAAAGTTCCAGGCGCTATAGTAGATGTAGCCGAAGATGTAGGCAAGGCTGTGGCCAGTGTTGTTTCACCTAAGGTTCCTAAGGTTCCAACACAAGTTCAGGCAGCACGCACCGCAGCGCCAAGAGAACAGGACGAGGAACTACAAACAGTTATTGAGACTGCTGGTGCCGCTAAAAAGCGTAGACGTAGAGGCAAGAGAGGCCTCGTAGTACAACCAGCCGCAGCAAACGTAGGCGGTACTGGTGCCTCAGGCTTAAACATTCCGAGAGGATAGTTAAATGGAACAAGATGTAGGAACAGTAGCAAAACGCTACAGTCAACTAGAGAGTGAGCGTGATACGTTCCTCGAACGTGGACGTGAAGCAGCAAAGCTAACTATCCCTACTCTTCTGCCAGACGAAGGACATAGTGGGTCAACCATCTATGCTACACCGTATCAAGGCATTGGAGCAAGGGGTGTAAACAACCTTGCGTCTAAATTGCTTCTTGCTCTGCTGCCCCCTAATAGTCCCTTCTTCCGTCTAACGATTGATGACTTTGATCTGCAAGCTATAGCAGGCGACAATCGTGGACAGGTTGAGGAGGGGCTAGCACGTATTGAACGTGCGGCAATGCAGGAAATTGAAAGCAAGGCTATTCGTGTCCCTGTCTTTGAGGCACTCAAGCTGCTTATCGTAACAGGTAATGCGCTTGTGTACATGCCTAAAGAAGGTGGCATGAAAGTATTTAGACCTGACCGCTATTGCATTAAGCGTGATGCGATGGGCAACCTACTGGAAATCATCACTAAGGAAAGCGTATCACCCCTAATGCTTCCTGAGGAAGTCAAGGCTATTATACCTCCTAGTGATACACCAGTAAGGAATTATGATTTATACACGCATGTAAAAGCAACGTCTAAGGGGTTTGAAGTACGACAGGAAGTAGCAGGAATAGAAGTTCCTAAGTCACGTGGTACATTCAAGAAAGACAATAGCCCCTTCATTCCATTACGTTTTATACGTATTGATGGCGAAGACTATGGTAGGGGATTCATTGAGGAATACATTGGAGACCTCCGTAGTCTAGAGGCACTAACTCAGGCTATCGTACAAGGCAGCGCAGCATCTGCCAAAGTACTATTCCTAGTACGTCCAAATGGTTCAACCAAAAGTAGAGACTTAGCCAAGGCTCCTAACGGGGCGTTCCTAAACGGGGATGCTAATGACGTTTCAACTCTACAAGTACAGAAAGCAGGTGATTTCCGAGTATCTCTGGAGACGATGCGTATGATTAACGATAGGCTTTCAGCAGCCTTTCTGTTAAATTCGTCTGTACAGCGTACCGCTGAACGTGTTACTGCCGAAGAAATTCGGTTCATGGCACAGGAATTGGAGACTGCCCTTGGTGGTGTGTACTCAATTCTATCTCAAGAATTTCAATTACCACTTATCAATCTTCTCTTGGAGACACTTACCAAACAGGGTAAGATGCCACGTATGCCTAAGGACAGTGTTAAACCTACTGTCGTTACTGGTATCGAGGCACTAGGTAGAGGTCAAGACCTAAATAAACTCGCAACATTCCTACAGTATCTTCAGCCACTAGGCCCAGAAGTTATTGCAAATGAGATGAATTTAGGAGATTACATTGACCGTCTTGCCGCATCTCTTGGCATAGATACATCTGGTCTGATTAAATCAGAACAGCAAAAAGCACAAGAACAGATGATGGCACAACAAATGCAACAGCAACAAATGTTAGAACAGGGAGCGATGGGTATGGCACAGAGTGCTGCACCACAACTCGCTAAAGCAGCCGTAGAGGAATAATATGGTAGATAGTGTTAATACTTATCAGGAACCAGAGCCTGAGTCTCAGGAACATGTTCAAGAAATGTTGAACAAGGAGTTAAACCCTCAGGATGTTGATCGTCCTGAGTGGCTCCCTGAGAAATTTAAAACAGTAGAGGATATGGCGAAAGCCTATTCTCAATTAGAAAGTAGACTAGGCCAGAATAATACAGAAGAAACAGCAGACGCTGAAGACACTGAGATTACAGGTGAGGAGTCAGCAGAAGAAGTTGCTGACTTACTGGATAGCAATGGCCTAGACTTCAATACTTTTCTAGAAGAATATGCTGAAACAGGTGAATTATCTGCTGATGCATACGCTGCACTAGAAGAGATAGGCCTATCTGAAAGCATGGTTGACTCATGGATTGAAGGTCAAAATGCTATAGCCGCTCAGACGACAGCAGAGATGCAATCCATTGTCGGAGGAGATGAAGCAT